CGCCGTGATGACGAGCGTGTTGCTCAGCGACCATCGGATGCCGCGCAGGGTCATCGACCAGTCGCCGTTATAAGTAAGCTGCTGGACCTGCGAGAGTTCGGTGATGGTTACGTTATCGTCGCCGAGGAATCCAACGACGTCGCCGGGCGTGATATTCACATAGCGGTGCGGCAGGCGATACTCATAGGCCGTGCCCTGGCCGTAGGCCGAGAGCGCGAGCCTCCCAGCAATCGTCAGGGCGTCGCTGGCGTTGATGACAATCGGTGCCTCGTAGCGCGTAGAGCCTTGGGACTTGACCGTCTGGAAGGGAAAGCTAGGACGATGATAGACTTGCGTGCTCGCCTTGTAATCATTCGCCGGGTCCAGATGGCCGACTTCGATTTTGGCAGGAAGCTCGGTCGCGGCGAGCGCGGTCGTAATCAGGGCGTCATGCTCGTTCTCAGTTCGGCGCGACAGGTCCTCCTTCGAGAAGACGGCCGCGAGCGTCGCGGAATCGCCCTGCTCAGGCCGCGTAAGCGAACACTGGCCGCCAATTTCGACAATCGATACTCCGTACATTGCCGCCACGGTGTTCATAGCCATGCGTGCCGTAACGGGCGTGGTGATGGCCCCGCCGATAACCGTATCCGTGATGGCAGGGTCGAACGAAATGTCGCCTGATGGATATCCCAATTTGCGACCGCTCCAGGTCAGGAAGTCGATGACCGGCACGAGCGCGCTAGTGCCGGAGCGCAAATTGACCTTGGTCGGCAGCGGCGGCACGCTGCCATTCTGCGCAGCGTAGAGCGTGTCGTAGACGCTGTCGTAAGCAAAATCAATCGACGTCCCCAAGCCGTGGGACTGCCGATAAATCTCGGTGCCGGTCGCCATCGAGATAACGCGAATCTGCGTGGACGTCATGTAAGCGAACGTGCCGGAGTCAAGCCGACTCGCCTGAATCGATTGGACCAAAGCCGTCTGGTCGACGCCAATAATCGGCACCGAATAAATCTGCGTCAGCGACGTGAGCGTGACGCCTGAATTGGTCAAAGCCCAGGAGGGCTGCAGCCTGTAAAGGTTGCCGTCGCCGGAAGTGGAATTCAGCGCGATGACCATGATGCAGCCGGTCGCCGGGTCGGTAAAGATGACCCTGGGCACAAGCACGCCGCAGTCGAACAGCATGCGTGGCTCGACGGTCGTTACCCATTCGATATTGGAAACCTCCGTCGACATCGGCGGATTGGACGGCTGCGGGTCGAGGCTCAGGGAGCCGCCGGGGTCGAGCACGGCCTTACCCTGGAGGCCGCCCTGGAAGCCGTAGATGAGCGTGTCGTCGCCGTAGAGACAGACCGCGTCCTGGCGGTCGCGCTTGTCGACTTGATACTGCGAAATGAGTTCCGGCCGGTCCAGCACCGGATATGAATAGACAATCGGAGGCGCATGGTTCGTCGCGTACTTCGTCTCATAGCCGAGGTTGAAGTTCGAGCCGGGCACCAGGATGCCGGTGCGGTCGAGCACGGCGCTGTTCTGCGCGCTCGCCTGGGCAGCGGACGTCCGGTAGGTCAGCATGACCACTTCATGGAATGCAAGGCTCGCGAGAATCAGGCCGTGAATCGTTTGGCCAAACGCGCGGAAGCGAACGAGGTCGCCGTTGCGCATAAACGTGACGGTGTTGATATCCGAGTCCGTAATGAAGGTGGCCTCGTTACCATAGGACGCGACCATGCGGCCGAGGTCGACGCGGAAGCTGTTGAGCCTGACGGTATTGCTCAGTGAATGCCCACTCTGCATGTGCGCGAGATTGTTGTATTTGTCATAGACGACGGTGAAGTCATCGAAGATTTCGTCGTACTGGTCGGTCGGGTCGATAATACTGTCGGTCAGCAACGTGCCGTCCAATTCTACGTTGCTCAATTCCATGCCACTCGCAACGTCATACGAATGAATTGCATGAGGCAGCGAGTTCGGATGGCTGAAGCCGTACATCGTGCCGGAGTCGTAATCCATAATCACGTGGCGGCCGTCCAGCGCGGTCGGCGGGTCGAGCGCGGTGAACGGAGTCAGCGCCGGGGCGATAAAAGCGGGAGCGTCGGCCAACTCGGCGCGGATATGCGGCACAGAGGTATCGCCACTCTTCAACGGGAAGCCTTTGATGACGACATAAATCAATCCACGGAAGCCTGGAGTCGCAGGCCCCATAGCCGCCGAAATGGTCGGGTCGGGATACGCATCGAGCGAGCCAGGATAGAACGTGATGCTCATTCCGGTCTGCACGATGGGCGCACCGACCGTGAGGGCGTCATACACCAGGATGCCGTTAGCCCAGAGGCGGTTAAGCTGAATCAGCCGAGGGTCGTCGTCCGGCCGCGCCGTCTTGCCGAAGGCGACAGCGAAGTCGACTGCTCCGACGAAGCCCTGGTCGGCGATGCGCGAGACCGAGCCGAGCCAGATGGGCACGCCATCGAGCCGTCGCAGGCCGAACGATTCTGGAATGGTCTGGCCCCACGTTGCATCGGCGCTGCTCAGAACCGGCAACGCGGCCGGAGGAGGCGGAGCGGCAGGCGGCACGGTCGAGGCGATAGTGCCCGCCACGAAACGAAACCACACGTTGCGGATTTCCCACTGATGGTCACCGCTCGGCGAAGTAAGCGGACTAAGTTGTCCGCTGATGAAAAAGGTCCAAGACAACGATGGATAACCGAGCGCCTCGACCTGCCGGTCGACTTCAGCGCTCTGCGGCCATCGGCCCCAATGCCAGCCGGTCTGGCCGCCACGCTCGTTCGTCGGGTCGGGATTGTTCATCGTCCCAGTGCCAGACGGGCCTGCCCAGAAGTCGAAGGGGAGCGGGGCCAGTTCCAGGATGTCGCCGGGTTGATAGAAGAACTGGCCGGGCATTTAGATGCTCCACTGAGGAGCGTAAGGCTCGCCCCCGAAGTTGAACACGTTATCAAACTTGCTCAGACACGTCGATAGCTGCATATCGCAGCCTGGATACATAATGCCGGTGTCGCCCGCCTTGGGTACGATTGGACAAGGGAAAAACGTCTTGATGTTCTTGGTGGCGAAGTCGCCGCTGATGATGTCACTGGCCCATTCGGTGTTGTCGCCGGTCAGCCATTTCAGTTGGCCCTGCGAGAAGTAATCCTCGTCCGGTCGTCCCGCTGCGGTCGGGCCGAACGTATCCACAAAGAATGACGTGCCGCTGCCGACCCTGGTGACCGTGAAGTTCACAGCGAACGCCAAAATGGGAAACCGGCATCGAGTATCGCCGAGGTTGTGACGGCAGGATTGCTGATAAACCTCATCGGCGAATTGAACCGTGTCGTCAGTGAACGGCAGCACCTCCAGTTGCGCGCCGCCGGTGTCCTTATAGGTTCCACGGCCGATGCGTCCCTTGAACAGCAGCAGCTTGGAATCGGTCGGCTGAGTGAAGTCGCATTCGTAATAGAGCACGTCGGCTGCGTCGTAGCGTCGCATGCGGAGGTCGTTCTTGGTGATACCATCGTCCTTGAGGCCGATGTCCAGCGTCATCCCCTGGGCCTGCTGAAGATTCATGCCGATGAGGAGCGCGCTCGCGGTAAACCCGATGTCGGAGCGGTAGATGAGGCCATCTACCACAAGGTCAAAGTCGCAGTCTGTCAACCGGAGGACGAAGCCGTCCTGCCGTGTAATCTCAATCAGATGCGCAAGCGTCTGAACTTCGAATCGGACCGCCGCATCAAGAGCCGCTGGGAGAGTAAGAGGCATGGTGTTAGCTCACTGCAATGCGAACGCGGCCGTGCGCGCCGTCCGCGCCGTTGACCGTGCCGCTTCCTTTGACGCCGCCGTTGCCGATGACGATGGTGAGGATGTCGCCGACCGCCGGAGCCGGGGCCTTGTATCCCGCGCCGGTGCCGACCTGAGCCGTGCCATAGGTCCAGTTGTATTTGGCGAACTGCCCGCTGCCCGCGCCAGCCATCGACGTAAAGGTCAGGGAGTTTGGAGGAGTCGTGCCGAGCGTAACCGAGCCGGGCGTCACGGTGTTTTTCTTGTAGACGCCGCCGCTCGCGCCCGTGGCGGGCGTGTTGCCGGGCAAACCATTCGCAGTCGTCACGAGGCCGTCGCCGGGCGTCGCCGCACGCACGCCCGCGCCGCCAAGCACGATGGAAGAGTCGAGCAGGACCGTATAGCCGCCCTGGCCGGACGGCGCATCATAATCCGTGGCCTTGACGACTGGCGCGATGCCGGTGCCACCCACACTCCCGCCGTTCTGGGCGGTCAGCGCAGCGCCAATGCCCAGGGAGTCCATAGTGGCGGTCGCAATCTTGTATCCGGGCGTCCAGGCGTCCGGGTTGTCGGTCATGCGGAACGGCTCGACGCGCCAGCGGTGCTCCAGCGTGACGGTCTGGTCGTTCTGAACGTAGGTCCGGCCGGGCGCGGTCGGAGTCGTCGGCGTGCCGGGCGTATATCCCCAGGTCGCATTGCCCGCCGCCCACACGTCGATTTCCAGCGTGCCATATTCAGTGACGGTGTAGGTGTAAGTGCCGGGCGTGTCGTAAATCGTTTCGCCAGCCACGATGCCGATGCTCAGAACGAAGGGAACGACCGTCGCCGCCGCGACCGAAGGCGTCGCCACGATATTCACATTGTAATGATGGATGGAGGCAGTATCCTCTCCGGCCTTCAGGTAGAGGACATTGCCGCCGAAGTATTCGAAGTGCGACGCGTCCGCGCCGGTCAGCGTGAAGCCAACCGTCTGCCCTGCGTCGACCGTGTACGCGATATCCGCGAGGTGGACGCGGCTGGCCGTGCTCGTGCCAGCCAGCAACGCGTGCGTCTCATTCGAGAGCGTGACGACGGGCGACTCGGCCACGTTGTTGATGGTGAGGCTGACCGTTTCCGTGGCACTGGGACGGTCGCCGACAATGGTATCCCACGTCTCAATGACGACCGAGAGCGAAGACAGCACCTCGTAATTCAGGACGACGCCTGCCTTCAAATAGAGCGTGCCGCTGCGCGTATCCGCGACGAGTTCCGCCTCAAAATCGAGCGGGTTGGTGCCCGAGAGGCCGACAGCATTCACGCCGAGGTCGTCGTCGACGATTTCGAAGTCGGCAATCGCAATGCGCGTGCTGGTATCCTGCGTCTCGTTCAGCGAGGCATGGTAAGTGGTCGTGATAACAATGTCGGTCGGCGGGTTGTTGATTTGCTCGCGCAGTTCGATGATTGGCAGCGCATTATTGAGCACCTCGCCGCTGGCCAGCGCGCCGATGGTCAGGTTGAATTCGTCGATATCAAAGCGAACCGGCACGTCGAATTCGCCGCTCCAGGTCAGCGCGGCTGCGTTCGCTGGCGCTTGTCCAATGTGGAATCGAATCACGCCAAAGGCTTCGACGTCATAGGTCGCAGCGCTGACGAGAACGTTGTTGGCCTTGAGCACGACCGTGGCCGCAACCGGATGCGTGATAACGCGGTCGAACGTAGTAGAGCCGGACGCATAAGGCTTGACCAAGCGGAAGACTCGATTCGTTCCGTTGCCGGTGCCGAACGCTGCGTCGACCGCCTGATAATCCGAGAAGTCCTTGAAGCGGAAGCCATACGCCCTGCCTTGCCTCGCATAAAAGAAGGCGAGGATGGTTGCGTAATCCGCCTTGTCTTGAATGCCATACCCAAGCTGCCACGTCAGGCGCGCTCGGTCCCAGCCAATGGTCCGCTGCTCCGCCCCGGAGGAGATGGAGGTGACATTCGTATAGAAGGACGGGCCGCCGACCGCGCCCTGCTCGATATCCTCTGGCAATCGGACGTCATGAAACATCGTAGGCATTAGGTGCCTCCAAGCTGCGACGCGGTGCGGCGCAATTGATTCGCGAGCCTCAGTGTAATCTGTGACTCGCTCTCGCGGAAGCTGTTCGCATCCTTCGCGTACACGTTCATCGTGACGTTGACCGGCCGCTGATAATCCGCGCCAGAGCCTCCGGCCTTGGCCGACTGTTGCCCAGGGGTCTCAACGGTGACCCGCTCGCCGGGCGTCGCCATGAACTGGACCTTCTGGGAATCGGTGCCACCATTGCCGCCGACGATGAAGTCGCCGCCATTGGCATAGAAGCCGCCGGAGCCGAAGTTGATGTCGGCGATGCCCGACCCGCCGGTCGCGCCGAACCATTGCGAGAGGTCCGAGACGCCCCACGAGCCGCCGCTGTTGCCGGTATTGGTCGAGCCGAACCAGTCGCCAGTCAGATTCTCCTGGCCGGTGCTCCAGCCAGTCGAGCCGGTAGCGCCGCTGCCCTGGGAGTGGACGTTCTGGACGCTCTGCTGAATCTTTTGCATCGCGGCGGTCGCATCGTTCGCCGTCTTGATGGCATCCTGCGAAACCTTGTTGAAGTCCGCGCCCGAGCGCGACGCCCAATCGTCGGTCGCCGCAACCATCTGACCCATCGCATTCTTGACCTGTCCTCCGGCCAGCGTGACGTTGTTACCCATCACGCTCACGGCACTGTTGACCTGCTGCGTTGAATTGCTGATGGTGCCCATGCTGTTGCTGAACGAGGAAGAGGTTGACGCCGCATCCGTGCCGAGTTGCTTGATGATGCCGCTCGACCGACCGAAGCCGTTGACGATTTCAATGTTCGCCGCGCTCGACTTGTCGGAGAGGTCCTTGAACGAGCCGCTGACTCCCTGGCCATAGCGAATAATTGTCGGGAGACCAGTGCTGGCCTCGTCCGTAATATCGTGCAATTCCTTTTTCATCTTGGTCAGCGGGCCGTCCGTATCCGAAATGTTCTGGGTGAACTTCGTCTTGATTTCGGTTGCCATGCTGATGATGCTGTCTTTCATCTTGACCATGTCAGCGTTCGCCGCCGCAATGCCTTGCGTCAGTGCGACCGCAGCGTAGCGGACCGCAACGTATTCAGCCGCGAGCAGCACCAGCGCGGCGATGTAAGGGGCGATGGCAACGGCCGCTGCCCCGAGCCAGAGCGCGACCGCACGGAGGCCAGCAACGAGGCTCTCGAAAGCAAGCTTGCCGATGACAAGAGCGAGGGTGCCGAGCGCTGCGCCAAGAAACACCGCGCCCTCGGTCGTGGTCGTCATCCAGGTCTTCAGTTGGCCAATGATTTCGACGACGGTCTTGATGGCTCCCCAGATAAGGCTGAACGCCGTCACGCTTCCGTCCGCAGTAAGCTTCACAGAATTGCCGAAGAAGAACACCGCTGCTGTCGCTGCCGCGAGCAGGCCAACGATACCTGCAAACGAGAAGGCGAACACTGCCGTGGCGAGCGCGGCCGTGCCGACCGCGATGCCATACGCGCCGAGGCCCAACGTGATGATGGCAATCGTTCCAATGACGGCATGGATATTGTCTGCGAGCGCCATGATGGCGTGCGCAACCTTTTCGCTCGCGCCCGCAGCGCTATCAGCGCGACCGATATAGTCGAGATATGAATTCTTCAAGGTAACGAAGGCGCTGGCGACGGTGACTTCCATCTTGCCAACTTCGGCCGCCATGACCGGGCTGATTTTGACGAGGGCCTTGACGAAGTCCTCCGAGCTAACCTTGCCATCGTTGGCGGCCTTGACGAAGCGTCCGAATCCGTCCTTGCCGACAAAGCCCAGGGCAGCGGCAACCTTCTCACCGATTTCAGGCATCTGCACGAGGAACTGCAGGAAGCCACGGCCATTGACCGTGCCCTCGCGCATCGAGATGCCGAGCCGATTCAGGGCCGAGGAGGTCTCCGAGACTGACTTGCCGGATACGGTCGCGCCGTCCGTCAGGGTCTTGACTGCCGTCGAAAGTTGCGTGGCATTGATTGCCGTGTTCCGCAGCGCCATCGACATGTTGACGTAAAGGCTGTTGACCGATTCCAACGGCTGACGGCTCGCCTGGGCGATGCGGAAAATATCGTCCTGTTTCGCCGCAAAATCTGCGGCGGAAACTTTGATGCGCTGAAGCTGGTTCCCCATGTTCGCGTAGACGTCCGTCACCTCGATGAGTTCCTTGATGCCGAGCGCGAGGCCGAGCGCGATGAAAGTAAGTTCCAGTCGCTCCATCTTATTCTGCAGCACGGCTCCTTCCTCGCCGAGGTGATGCAGCGCCGCACCGTGTGCAGTGGCTCGGACCGCCGTCGCCGCATGCGCCGCGCCCGAGCGCGTGGTCGCCGCCGCAACGTTGTTCTCGGCGAGCGCCGTCGCCTGGGCCGCCACAGCCGTCTCACGGAACGTGGCCACGAGAGCAGCACCGGCCGACGTCGCCGTGCGCATGCCAGCCGCCGCCTCCGTGCTCGATGCCCCGACGCCAGCAATGCGCGTGCCTGCCGCCGCCGCTTCGTTCGAAGTCGCCAGCAGCGCGGCAGACGCGCCGGTCGCGCCGGTCGCCATTTCGTTCAGGGCAACGCCAGCAGCGCCGCTCGATTGCGTGATGGTGGACATGGCCGCGCTGGTCGTACCGGCTCGCGCGAGCAGGTCCGTAAGCGCCGCATCGCTGGTCGCGGCCGACTCGCCGACAGAGCGAATACCGGCTGCAGCTTCCGGTGCGCCGCTCTCGGCGATGACGATTTGAATGGTCTCGGTGCTCATGTTCGATTGCTCAATCCAAAATCCGCAGGTCGCGCAGCTTGGCGAGACCGTTCTGAACGGCAATCTCGACGAAGGCGGCCGGGGCCTGATGCGAGTGGCCCTGGTTCAGCGGCACGATGTACGGCAGATTATTGTTGATGTAAATCGGCTCCCTGGGCGTCGACGCCTCGATGGCGCTGTTCGCAGCCGAGATGGTGCCGGAGCCGCCGGAGTCCGGGGCCTCGATAACCTTGGAGTCCGCCCCGCCGACCGAGACGTGCCAGTTGCCGCGCGCACGGCCGCCCACGTATCCCTGCGGCGCGCTGTGCCGCGACTCGGCGTTCCAGAGGGCGACGTTGCCTACCGGAGTGGCCATGACGAGGGGCTGGACAACTGCAATGGCGACTTGGCGCTGGATTTTGGTCCCTGCGCCTTCGACCTTGGCCGCCAAGGCGTTTAGGCGAACGCTGAAGTCACGCAGGCTTGCCATCTGTCTGTTGCTCCTGCTCCGTCGCCTTCGCCCTCGACTTCTGATTATCGCTCTTCCATTTCAGGAAGGCAAGGTCAAGCGCTCCGACGTGGGTGTGCAATAGCTGCGTGGCAACGCGGTCGAGGCCGTGCTCGGTAGCCCAGAGGACGCGGGCCGACCACGTGACCGGGCCATACTCCCAATTCCGGTCGCCGATGAGGTCCATGAAGGCGTCATAAAACAGGCGCAGCCACGGCCAAATCTCTGGCGGATTCGCCAAAGACTTCGGCAGCGGCTGCTTGAGCTTGTGGGCCGTCTTTAAGACCGCGACTGGAACGTGTCCCTGCTTTAGCTCGGCAAGCAGAAACTCGATTAGTTTTTTGAGTCGGCCTTGATGGCGTCCGGCGAATAGTTGTCGTCGGCCTTGGCAAAGGAGAACACCGCGTCCCAGAGGTCCGGGAGTTCGGCGAACAGCTTGACGCCATCCGTAGGCTCATAATCCAGCGGGGTGAGGTCGAGCTTGCGAATGCCCTTGAGGATGGTTTCCGCGTAGACGCCCTGCAGCACTTCGTTGGCGACTTCCTTCAGCGCCGACAGGTTGCCACGGTCGATGGCGAACTGGTAGGGCCGCATCCGCTCTTCCATCAGCTTCTGGAATTCCTTGTTATCGCGATGCGAGCGCGCGATGAGGAACTGATGGCGCTTGAACGTCATCCAGACGCCTGCGTTTTCCTTGACCGAATCCTTCTTGAAGTCCTCGATGAGGTCGTCGAACTTGCCAGCCATTGCAGTGCCCTCTCTTGAAGGAAGGCGCGGGTGCGTCTCCCAGTGTTGCGCCTCGGTCGCTTACGCAGCGACGGTCGGCAAATAGTCCCAGAACACCCAGAGCAGGGTGTGGTTCAGCGAGGCGTCGACGGCCGTACCGGCCGCAGCGTCCGCGCCGAGCGGAATCATGATTGCCTCGTTGAGCTTCACGTCGGCAAGTGCCTTGCTCATCGTCAAGCATGGCAGGTCGAGCGTCAGGCCCTTGTTGAACTTCACAAGGTGGGTCTCCAGCGTGACGGTCTTGTTGTCGCGCACCGCTTGAATCTCGGCGACGTCGGTGAAGTAAGCGACCACGGTCGACTGGACCTGGAAGAAGCCGGGGGTCGAATCGAAGGCTCCGAGCACGGAGACCGCCTTGTTCTGTTTCACGTTGTTCTTGACTTCCATCGTCAAGTCCGTGAAGAAGCTGAACAGCGGACTCGGCGCGGCCACACCGGCCGTAACGATGGCCATCTTGGTATAGGCGACGTCGCTCGTGCTGTTGAAGGCATCCGCGTCGACCAGAGTCGGGCGGGTGCCCGCCTTCAAGCCTTCCGCGCCGGTGCGAAGTTCGTTCGTGTTCGCCAGGAATTCCAATTCCAGGCGGATGATGTCGGCGGTCTTGGCGTCGAACTTGACGCTGTTTGCCAGCGAGCGAACGAGG